GCTGATAGAGTGGCGGAATTCTAGAATCCCGCCGTCAGCGGACCCGCTGTGCGCATCGGACACGTGCTGCCGCGATTTGTGGCAGCTTGTACTCTGGAGCTGCGAAGCAAGTTCGGTAGTTTGGCACCTACCGACGCCAATAGACTGCTGGTGGAGAAGACCTACCTCAAGCTGTGCAAACAGCATGGGGTGCGCCAGCATGACATTGTGCATCATCGCCAAGCGGTGCTCACCTGCTTCTTCACCGACACCGGAGAAGATGCATTCGTTGCAGCACGCTTTACGGCGCCCAAGTGGCTGCTGTGGCTCTGGGGTGGACAGCTCGCTGCCACTTCAGGACCGCGGGTCACCTAGAGGCGCCCATTTGCGGTGTATGGTTCCGAACCAGTCGTAAAGAACGAGCTCTTAGAGCGAGTCAATAGACGCTGGCCAGGAGAACTGGTCATACATCGTAATGGGATGCCAGTAAAAGATCGGGTTTTTAGAGTGGTGCCTGGTCTCTCCTATTCCAGTTCTATGGGAGTTCACAATCATTCTGTTAATGCGGTGGTAAGTGCGCTAACCGAGAGATTCTACTACATCAAGGTCGATGGTGTGTATGTAGAACCTCCGACACCGGTCCCAGGCTTCTTCAGAATGCCTTTGTACACGCAATTCAGAGACAGAGTGCTCGCTAGTGTCCCCAAGAACTTCCCCAGACTTAGCCGTCGACAGGTTGTCGATCGCTTCTCTGGGCCTAAGCGGAAGAGATACGAAGCAGCGTTTGAATCTCTACTCACAGACCCAGTCTGTGCAGATGATGCGCGTATACAGATGTTCTGCAAGTTCGCCAAAGTAGAGGTGGGTGATGCAGCTCGCATTATTTCCCCTCGATCAGCGCGGTTTAACTTGGAATTCGCAAGGTATATCAAACATCTTGAGAAACGAATATACAAGGGTATTAATCGTGCTCTCCAATCGGAAACGAAAGCTTCGGTAGCTAAGGGTATGACAGTGGATGATCGTGCTCGTATCCTAGCCGAGAAGTGGAGTGTTTTTGATGATCCAGTAGCTGTAGTAGTGGATGTCAGCAAACTGGATGCATGTACGAAGAAGTGCCACCTTAAGTACTGCCATTCCTACTATACTCGCGTGTACCCTTCGGCGCGTGGGTTAAGGAAGCTCTTGAAGTGGTCGCTCTTGCACAAGTGTGTCGCTTACTGTCCTGATGGGTATGTGTCTGTCAACTCGGAGCCCAAGAAAGCTTCCGGTGATGTCGACACGTCGCTCGGGAATGTTATAGTGGTCACCAGTACAATAGACTTCGCCCGCATGTTATATCAAACCAAGATCGAGGTGTTGAATGATGGCGATGATAATGTGATCATTATGG